CCCCGCCGCTGCATCCTTGGTGCCGGTGCTGCATCGCGCCGTATTTTGCGGATATGGTGGGCATCGGAGAACGGTGGGTGCGGAATGAGGATGGCACCACGGGGAAGATTCCCACGGGCATTACCTTCGATGAGTGGAAGAAAGGCCACGTGAAGACGGGGGTTGTGCGGACTGGGAAATCTGCTATAATGGACATAGTTGAAAAGGCTGTAGGGGCCGCTAAGGGCACATCTCTGGACATGAAGCCAGCCATTACCGGAGCAAATCCCAACTATTCCTCTGACCAGGGCTACCGAGTGAATTGCCAGAGGTGTGTGCAGACCTTCGAGTTGCGGCGGCGTGGGTATGACGTCATTGCCCGGCCGAAGCCGAAGAAGAACAACACAATTTTCTGGGGCTCCGAGTGTTTCGCAGATGCCGCCGGGCGGTCGGTATCGTACACTTTCAACCAGACGGAGGCCGCCGTTAAGCGGGAACTGGCCGCCGCTCCAGATGGGGCCCGGTATGGGATATACATCAAGTGGAAGGGACGCCCGCCCGCTGCACACGTATTTATTGCGGAGAAGTCCGGCGGGGTAGTCCATTACATGGACCCCCAGACCGGAAACATGGACGCCTCCGGTTACTTCGCTAGGGGCTCCAAGGGGCGATTTGGATTTTTCCGCATGGACGATAAGGCGCTGACGACGGATCAGGCTATCATAGCGGCCACTGTGGAGGTGAAGAAGCCGTGAGCGAAAAGGAAGCAAGAACCATTCTCCAGAGCTACCAAGAGGAGGATGGAGAGACTGGTGAGAGCTATCATTTGGAGGTCAAAGAGTGTATTTCCACGACCGGGGAACAGTACGTGTTCCTGTGCAGTGTGGAAGGCCAAGAGGCCGAGTATGCGGTCATGAAGGAAACCGGGGATGTTCTGGTGGTGCCGACGTGACCAGCTATAACCGAATCGTTGATGAAAGCATCGAGCTGAAAAGCCCGGTGCTTTTTTCATACAAAAAAATACCGCTGGCCCGGCGGACACAGCAGGGCGGCT